CTACCTATATACTTTTCTGCTTCAAAAGACCATTCAATCCACTCATCAATATGATGATCGTAGTTTTTTATACCTAAATTTCTACTTACTGATTGAAATACGTTTTCTAATTCTATATACATTAAACTGAAGCTATAAACAATTCTAATTGTTGATTAGCACTACCTTTTACTTTTAAAGCTGTTGCATTATCTAATGTAGCACTATCGCTATCACCTTCGCATTTTGTGCCTGTAAATATTATACTGCTATCCGCAGCAACTTCAACATATGCCGCGTCATTACTTTCATCGTCTAAACCTACCTGCAGTGAATCTGAAGAATCTAAGTTAGTAACTCTAATATATTTAATATCAGCCCTTACAAAAGCACCATTTTGTGTAATAGTACCAAGTGTTGCTATTTCTGTTAAATTAGTATTAGCCAACTTTATTATTCTTTTACTTGCATTTGCGATACTACCGTATGTGTGCGTGTATGTTTGTGCAAAGTCAATATCATTGGTTGAACCATTTGCATGATCCACTGCTAATGATTCTGTTATTGTAACTGTTAAGGTTTGTGCTGTTAATTCTGTACCCATATTAATTATTTTTAATTATTTTTTTTGAATACCCTAGCGGTAATATTTTGCAGGTATTATATTTGTTTGGTCTTACCCAAACTATTTTCTTATAAAAGTCACTTAGTATTGGTACTTTAAATGTTACCAACTTACCAGTTTCTTTAGATGCCTTATGATCTACTCTTGTATGAAATGCTCTTTTGTGTGGCTTTTCTGCCAAATAAATATAGCCCATACTATTAGGTAGAAACACTCTTCTATTTCTTTCAACAATATCTCTAACTACTATTTCAAAAAATTTTTTTATCACTTTATAAAATATACTGTAATTAATTTTTCTATTAAAATTATGATTTACATTACTGTAAATGTCTTTTACAGATACATATCTATCTTTATATTTAAGCCCCACTTTGCTTCATCATTTTAGTTGTATCAGCCGCATCATCTACTATATCAGACGGCATACCCATTGATGTTCTTACTTCAACATTCAACACTCTTTCTATAAGCTCTTTGATATACTGGTCAGGTAATGGATAATAATCTTTATCATCATCCCATTGTATAGTATTATATATTTGAGAATTTCTTAAGTGAACAACTTTAGTTGGATCATTAAATATAGCCTTTATTGTTCCTTTATATAGCCAATAAGCATCTTGCTCTAATAATGGCTTAACTTGTAGATTGTATATAGATAATATACTTTGTTCTCTGTCAAGTAAATCTGTTCCTTTTTTTCTATTTATTTCAGCCAGTGGTGCTTTATTGTACTTTGATCCTGCTCCTGTATTTATTGCAACATTAATTACATTAGTTTGATTACCTTCAATTGCCCCATCATATACAGATCTATTTAATCTAACATGTTTTACAGCTTTGTGATTATCTATTGATAATATTTGTGGTATACTAAAATCAACGTAACCATTGTTTCTCCAATAATCTGTAGCTTGTTGAGTTTCATAACTTCTACCATATGGATCTAGATTATAGCTTTCATTTACCGTTCTAAGTGTAATAGGTGATAGTGGGCTAAATTTACCATCTGGAATTATTATATTATCAAGATAAGATTGTATTGTATTTGATGTAAGTTGAGTGTATCCACTATCTATATAGCTATTAACAAACTCTATAATGCTATCATTAAATATATTGTATAAGCTGAGTTCTTGTTCCTGATATAAATTATGATGATTTAATATGCCTCTATCTATGTTTTCTGTAATAATATTTGCTCTGTGATAATTTATCCAAAACTTTATCTGTCTGATATCCATAGACTCCTCTATAGAGTAGCTGCCCCCGTAAGCTAAATTTTTAATATTATATGCTATTTCATTTAATGTTGCCATAGGGTATATTTATGCTTCTTGCAAAATTAATTAAATTTCTCTAGTAAACAAAAATAGGCATCTACTATTTCTAGTTTCCGCCTATTCTTGAAGCAGGGAGCAAAAGAAAATCTTACATGTTTGTTTTTACTTCGTTATCAAAAACTTCATAGTTGGAGCTTTCAATACTTGCACCCATAATTCTAATTGCTATCTTGATTATTTCAAGTGCCTGCCCTTCATTTAAATTTTGAATATTATCTATAACTGCTTTTGGATCTGTAATATATTTTATTTCAACTTTTCCATTTGCTGTTGTTGGTGGTGAAACTAATAATTCATCATCTTCTATAGTAGCAACAGGATTATTAACATCAGTTTTTTTAAATGGATCTGTATTATTAATACGACTCATAAATTCTTCTGAGCTTAATATTTCAGCCTTATAAAAATTAGTTGAATCTTCTGAATGATTCACAGATATCAAATGATAATAATCGGATATAGGCGTTCCACCTACCTCATCAGAAACATCTTCTATATCATCTGTTTTGATAAAACTTCTTAATTTATCTCTACTACTTTGATTAACACCAAATGTTGGATAGTACATATTAACATATTCATAAGAAGCAAGTAATAAAAACTTTTCTTTTTCTGTATCTAAAAAGTAAGGTTGATCTGCTTTATCTAAAAGCAAATCCATATAATCAAATGCTTCTTGTTGTGTCATTAACTATTTTCTATTTCAGATATAACCGATCCTTTTCTCATTGGATGCTCTTCTACTTCAGTTAGCTCTACTTTCTTTGGCTCTTCTTTTTTACCAGTTCTAAGTTGATGTTTCAGTAAAGCATAAGAGTCAGCATTATCTTTCAACCATACTATAGCTTGATCATCTGTTAGACCAATATTAAGCGTATTATGCTTCCACACTCCGTTTACTTTTTGTAGAACATCTTCAGCTAATGCTTTTTTCAAAAACACTCTGTGCTCTTTATCTATATCTTCAATTGATTTCATAAAGTTCTCAGGCTGCTCATTAGCAAACTGAATGACTTTAGCTCTAAGCAACATTTCTTGCATGTTGATGTCTATACCCATAAGTAAAGCTAAATCCCTTAAATCTTTTTCTTTAAGATCAGATGCTGTTGTAACCGCTTCTGCAGATCTTATAGATTGTTCAGCAATTCTTTGTTCTTTACTTGATACGTCTTCAATTGTAAATTTACCCTGTATTAATGGATGATCTTTTAAAAATTCATATAGTCTTCTGTCGTGATCTTTATTAATATCCAAAGATACTACAGCTTGAAACATTTCAAAACCTGATACTGTTATTCCATTAATGTCTACTAGTTCTCTTATTCTACCTTCTCTGTCTTTATAGTTTCCAAACTTACAGTAATTAAACTTGCTTGGATTGTTTGATTTAATTATTACTACGTGTCTCATTTTATTTATTTTGTTATTGTTTTACCTTTTCTATCTCTCACTACTTTTCCATTTTCAATCCAAGTTTTATTAGAAGATTCGGTCTTCCATTTAAAACCTGATTGCCCACCAATGTTGAACCTTACTTTATTTTTATTTGCATTTTCAACTTGTTTTTTTTCCCAGGCTTCTGGATCTTTAGCTATGCTTTTTAAAAATTGTACTAAATTCATATCACAAATATAAAGAATTTTGGGAGAGCATAAAGCTCCCCCTTAATTCTAATTATCTATTAACTAAATGCTGGATCAGCATCTGCAGATAATACAACACCTGAAACAACCCAGTTAGTGTCATCTACACAACGAAACTGTAAGTGTGTTCCTGGCTCTACATTATCATTAACAGTTAATTTGGTATCTGTACCATCAGACTGAACAATTGTAGTTCCAGTACCATTTTGTGCTAATACACCGCCTAATAAAGCTCCAGATGGAACCTCAAAAATATAAGCGTGTGTATCAGACGCTACAGTAGCTAAAAACTCAAAACACAATCCTTTTGCAGCCGCTGGTAAAGTATATGTACGATCAGCAGTTGCAGCAGCAGTTGAAGCATAAAGTGAGTTGCTATCATCATCAATGATAGTTGCATTTGCATCACCTAATGCAATTACTTTCTTTACACTTTTTAAAGCAGGTAAATGCACTACTTCTTCGCCGACTGTGTCCTTTGCTTTATAGAATGAATCTACAGCAGTTCTTAGTCTGTTAAAATCAAATTTTATTGCCATTTTTCTAAATTTATTAAAGTTATTAAAAAGGAGGCCTGCATAAAGGCACGATCTTCTACAGACCTCCGTTAGTTATTTAAGTTATGAGTGTGTTATAGTATTACAAGCAGTAACTCCAGTAATGTATGCACTTTTTACATCATCAGCTATATTAATAACTGACGCAGAACTTGTTGCAATAGCTCTTTGTATAGCTCTTGCAGCAGCATCTGAATCTGATGTATCAAGTTCAACACTACCATCACCACCAGCATCTGTTGAATAATTAACAGATAGCTTGGAAGATCCGCTCGCTCCAGTTATATTTAAATCTCTAACTTTATCAGCGGGTATGATGACAGCATCAGTATCGCTGTTTGCAAAAAATAAATATTTTCTTTTTTTCATTTTATTAGAATTTTAAATTAAACATTAGGAGTGGGCAACTGATGCAACTGATTCAACATGTGCCATATGTATACCAGCAATATCATCTGCTACAATAATATCAGATAAATTTGACTCAGACATGAGTCTTGCTAGTTCTTTTATGGCTAATGTAGAGTCTGAACATGTAACTGTAGCTAAGTTAATAGCTCCACCTTCATTATCAGACGCATTAATATTAAATACAGTTGCGCTTGTAACCTCTAAATCATGCACTCTGTCTACGTCAATATAAGTTGCATCATCAGCAGCATCTTTGACGAATATGAATTTTTTTCTAGACATAGTTATATTTTTAAAGGTTAATAATTACGATGCACTCAATATACCACAAGACAATGGGTTTCTAACAACGATTCCAGTTTCTGAAAGCACGTGTGCTTCAAATTTGTCATCAGCGTTAGCAGCCAAGATTGCTTGTTGGTCATATGGGTTTACCATACCAGCTACATACTTCTTAATCATACTTCTATTTACTCCTTCAGCTCCTTTAGTAACCATCTCAATGTTAGAAACACCAGAAGTTCTTCCGAAGTCTAGGAATACCATTTTAGCAGACTCTTTTAATCTGTTGTCACCAAACGAGTTAGTTCCACCAGCAAGAGAATGTAAATTTGGATCATCAAATACAGGGCAGTGTGCAATAGTAATTTTATTACCCAACGCGCTGTATGAAACAAAGTTAGCACCTAAATCAATATCACCACTAACACCTTGCATTGAACCACCAGTAAACGAACCAGCAGGCGCAACAATAAGGTCTTTCATAGCTCTATGGAATGCTAATCTTCCCTCTGTACCAGTCATTACAACATACTCATTACCTTCAGCAGAAGTTGCATTAAGAGATATCTTAGCGATAAACTCAGTAATGATGTCTTCAGTTAAAGATCCTAAAGTATAAGATGCTTGGTTAGATGAATCAATCTGTGCTAATAAACCATCACCAGTAACAATAGAAGTTGCTAATGTTCCTGATAATCCTGTAGCAGAACTGACGATACCGCCTGGTCTTGCAACAGTTGTAGTTTCGTTAGTGATTGATTTTCTACCGTACCATCTTTGTAATTCTTGTTGATACATAAATTCATCCATCATCATTTGCTCTTTAGTAAAGTACCAAAGTCTTGAACCATTGTTTTCAATCCAAGAAACATCTGTCAAGTCTTTACCTGAAACAGAAACTTTCTTTCTCATTGTAGTTAAATAGTTCTTATGTGTTGAAGGATATACGTAGTTTTCACCTACATCTGCACCGTTAGATCCATTTGGAAATGCAGATCCAATAGAAGCAACAATTGCTCCAGCTTGAATATCACTTAATTGTAATGGATTAGCAGTACCGTCTACCATTTCAAATTTTACAACAGCAGATGCGCTTGTAACATCAAGCCCACTGTTTGCTGCTGATCTTGTAACATCTGTTACAGGATCTTCTACTACAATTGCAGTAGCTCCTGATTGGAATCTTACTAAGTCAAATTTGTTTAGAAAACTTGCATTTGCAAATCCAGCAGTAGTGTAAATTCCTTCACCATCAAATGATAAAAAGAATTGATTTCCATTTGCATCAGCACTTGTTAAAGTTTGTCCTGATACAGCAGCAGCTCCTGAACCAGCAGCACTACCTACAAATGTTACACCATCAGTTGAAATCCAACCATTAGAAAATGAAGGAGTGTTATATCTTCCCATAACCTTCCATTCAAACGAATTGTCCCCAAGGACTTTTTCAGCTGCGAATCTACCAGTTCTTTCTAATAGATATGTAGCAGCATAACGAGGATACTGTTGAATTAAAGTTCTAGCAATCTCTGGGTATTGCATTAGAGCTGTGTTCAACGCATTCTCGGCCGTAGTACCTGAACCATAGGTACCTGTATAAACTCTAGCCATTTTATTATTTTTAAATTAATTAAACATTTTACTTTGTCCAATTAACTTTCAACTCTAAGCAGTCTTTGACTATCTCATGTAAGCCTACTTGCCCATGAACGCTTTTGGATCAAACGCACCGTCTTTTATTTTATATTTCGGTTTGCCTTTTCCAGTATTCAAACTTGGAGATACAATGCTATCCATGATAGCGGCTTTGCCATCTTCCAAGCCTTGAGAACGAAGAATTTTTTCAATTTGCTTTCGGTAGAGCATAAACATTGCAACGTCAGCTACATTGGCATGACTGCTGTAAATGTCATTCATCATCTTACCTGTGGCATATTTATATACCTCTTCCTTCTGTTTTTTAGTTACTTTCCCGCCCATGAACTCATTCATGTTTTTGATTGTGTTTTGTAATTCTTTTTTAGCTTTTGCTGCACCCTCTTTTCTTTGTTTTTGTTCAGCCTCAGCTTGTTTTTTTGTTTGTGCAGTTTGAGTTTCAATAGCATTGTTGATTACTCTTCTAATGCTTTTTGCTTTTATCTTAATCATACCTGCATCTTCTAGTTTGTCTAAAGACTCTTCTATTTCACCAGCATCCATACCGTCTGCTTTAAGTTCTTCAGCAACTAGATCTCTATCGTTAAATGATAGATATCGTCTTAGTTCTGCAACCTGTGATGTATCTGCAACAGGTGTTTGATTTGCAAAACCATTTATTATTTCAAGGAGCTCGTCTTTTGATTTAGCTTCAAGATTAAGTTCTTTTGAAACTTTTTCCCAATCTAATTCATTAGTCTCAATCTTCTCTTTTGTTTCATCAACATCTTCTTGATCCCAATTATAGACCTCTTCTTCATCTTTATTTTCTTCTTCTACCTTAACAGAATCCCAAGAAAACCCTTCCTCTTGTTCTTCTTGTTCCTTTTCTTCTGTAGTTTCGTTTTCTTCTTTGGTTTCAGTTTCAGTAGCTTCAGTAGACTCAGTTTCTTCATTTGATTCTTCTGTTACTTCTGTTTCTTTTTCTGCCACATAGTTATCCGTTGTGAATGCTAGTGGGTTAAATTTCTCTTGTGTTTCAGTAGACTCAGTAGTCTCTGCAACTAATTTTGATTCTTCTGCCATTTTGTTTTATTTTTATTTGCAAATATAATAAATTTTATATTCTTTCTTTTGCCTCTTCTACTTGCCTTACTGTTGATGTACGTGGTGTTTCCTGACTTAATGAAACATCAAGAGCTTTTTTAGTTCTGTCTGATGATTCTTTTGCATCATTAATATCACGCTGTGCATCTGTTTGTAACTTAGCCACATCAACTCTTGATTGTGCACTAATCTGCGCTACGTCTCTTTTTGCTTGATTATCAATTTCTTTGAGCTGTGCTTGTTTCTGCAGATCAGATTGTTGAGCTTGTTGCAGGGCTTGTTGTTGCTGCATAGCCATTTGCTGTTGTTGCATTTGCTGTTGCTTCATTACATCCATACCTTTTTCTAAAACTTTTTCAGCTTCAGTAAGTGTATCAGCTTTTAATACTTTGATAACATTAAGTAAATCAATGTTGCCTGATTGTAAGGCTGCTTGTGATAATTGCTGAACTACTTGTTTCATTGCATCATCTTTACCGCTGTCGCCTACATATAATCCAAAGTCTTGTAAAGCTATATCTGGCATTACATTTAAAAACTTGTAAGCCCCATCACCTAATATCATAGCAGCTTTTTTACCACCAGCCCAACACACTTTCATTAGATTACAAAGCCTTTCTAATACTCTTTGTTTTACTTCTGCGTGTGATTTAAACCAGCTCTCTGTAATTGTTGCTGACTGAACTACACTTCTCTGTACATTACCAACATACTCATACTGACCAACTGCTCCTTCTCTTTGTCTAGATACTCCAGATATTTGACCAGCCATTTCTTCCAGCATCATTTTAAGATTGATCAACTGCTGTACAGACTGAGATAATGTAAAGTCTATTTGTTGAAATTGATTAAATGAGCTAACTTGATTACCTTCATCTTTTGAATTGATTGGTATAATACCATCAGTTTTTAGATGATATAGTACGGTTTGTATATCCATACCAGCATTAGTTGGTAATTGAGATACATCATACACTACAGCTTTACCACCTGATCTGGCCATTGCTAATTCAATCTGATAGATAACAATGTTGTAAAGCATTTGTATGTTGTCTAGTAAGTCTACCATAGATACACTTTTACCTGTAGTATTGTTATATATACAACCCACATATGATAAAGGTGTTGTTCCTGGATCGTCTACGCTACGCACTTGATTACTTCTACGTCTAGCTCTAATTAAAATTTTGCCCCCGATCTTAGTTGCTTCCCATATATCATCTACATATTTTACCTCAACTACTTCACCTTTTCTTGCTTTGTATGTATCTTTTACTATTTTTCTAAATGGTCTATTAGGATCATATTTGTTTTCAGATACTTTATACTTGATAGCTCTAAGTGATTTCCACTCACACTGTATTACACGTATTCTGGTTTCTTTACCATAACCCGCATCAATCCAATCAAAGCTAGCATTATACTCACTGTATTGATCAGAATTGTAATATGCATTACGCATGTTTTCTAATTCCAAAAGATCCTCTTCTGTAAGCTCTTCTTTGTATTCATCATTGATTTCATTGACTGACATATATCTTTCCTCACCAACCCAGTTTGCTTCATCTATATAGTCTGAGTGTGCAGAAGCATCAAATACAATTTGTCTTGGATCTACACGTCTAACAAATGGATCACCATTTTTTATTT